GCGACCCGTTCAGTCTGGCCGTGAGGCGCACGGCCGCGTTCGGTTCACAACGGAAGATTCTGGCGGTCTCCACGCCCACGGTGGAGGGATTCTCGCGGATTGAGGCGTTGTACAAGGAATCCGACCAGCGGCATTATTTCGTTCCCTGCCCGCGATGCCAGCACTTTCAGACCCTGGTTTGGGGAAACGTGAAATGGCAAGAGGGCAAGCCGGAAACCGCCCGCTACCAGTGTGAGGGCTGCGGGGAATTCATCGAGAACTACCAAAAGAGCCAGCTGCTGGCCCGCGGCGAGTGGCGGCCGGCCGCGGCCGGCGACGGCCGGACCCGCGGCTTTCACCTGTCGGCTCTCTATGCCCCTGTCGGCTGGCCGTCATGGGCGGACCTGGCCCGCGATTGGCTGGCCGCCAGCAAGAGCCGCGAGCTGTTGCAAGTGTTCGTCAACACCGTGTTGGGCGAGACATGGCGCGATGAACAGACGGCGCCCGTGGATGCCGACGCGCTATACCAGCGGCGGGAGCCGTATGCGGCAGAAGTGCCGGCCGGCGCCGCGCTGCTCACCTGCGGCGTGGACGTCCAAGACGATCGGCTGGAACTGGAAATTGTCGGCTGGGGCCGCGACGAAGAATCCTGGAGCCTGGGCTACCACGTCCTGCACGGCGACCCGGCGCAACCCGAATTATGGGCCGAACTGGACAGGCTGCTGCTCCGGCAATGGTGCCATGAGTCCGGGCTGATGCTGCCCATTTCGGCGGCCTGCATCGATAGTGGGCATCATTCCGAGGCCGTCTATCAATTTTGCTGGCCGAAATTGTCGCGCAAGGTTTGGGCGGTGAAAGGCATCTCGGGTTTCGGCAAGGTGATTTTTCCGGCGCGCCAATCCAAGGGGTTCAACCGGGCGCCGCTATTTTTGATTGGCGTTGACGCTGCGAAGGAAAAAATCTATTCGCGGTTGCGGGTTACCGAATCCGGATCGGGCTACTGTCACTTCCCGCTGAGTCACTCGCGCGATTTTTTCGAGATGCTGACTGCGGAGCGGATCTTTCCCCGGATGCGCAATGGTTTCCCCGAGCGCGTTTTTGTGAAGCCGGGCGGCGCCCGGAATGAAGCGCTCGACTGCCGCGCCTACGCCCTGGCCGCGCTGCACGGCCTGTTCATGGCCGGCCTGAAACTGAACGAGCGGTGCCAGCAACTCTCCGCGATGATTGCGGGGGAACCGGCGGCGGCGCCTTACCAGACCTACAAAAGCCGGTTCATGGGCCGGTGACTTGTGTTATTGTCTGCTGCATGCTTGAGACTGGTCACGAATTGAGCCGAGAAGAGAGAGGCCGCGGACAGTTACGACTTGAGGGCGAAACCATTGAAGTCGATTACGAGATTGCCTTCTACCAGACGATCGGAAAGACCGAGATCGGAAGCCCTTCTGTAGGAAGCAGGCTGTTAGCCGGCGAAGGGAAGTTGCTGGGGCTGAATGTCCACGCTGCAATTCCGCTGGACGTAGAACTGATCTTGGTTCTGAGCGACGGGAGAACGGCCACTATAGTCTTCCAGCAGAACGATCGCGAGTTTGAGATCCGACGCGCGGTTTGCTGAGCGGCCAGACCGTCCCCGCACTTCACCCGCCGGACCATCAGGGCCAGCCCAAAAAGATAGAAGTAGAAAATTGATTTGCCCTATTGACAAGGCATCAGTCCGCTGTTATCGTCGCCTCTGATGTATCGCCGTGCAACTGATGTAGTGACGAGTGAGGATAACAAATGACCGTGCCGAGGCTCTATTCACCGGCCACCGTTTGCCAAGTCACAGGCATTAAGCCTGGAACCCTCAGGCAGTGGCATCTTCGCGGGATTTTCCAGCCAGAAGCTGAGAGCATTCCCGAGATCATCGAAATCTCCAAAGCGTTCGGCGGCCGGCCGGAAGATGAGTTGAGAGACGCAGCAGATCGAGTTCAGCGCGCCGGGCGGATCGGATCCCGCCTCTACACCTTCGCCGATATCGTCCGGGTCGCCATCATTCTGCACCTTATCAGAATGCGCGTGTCGGTGGAGCGCGCCGCAGTGATTGCCGATCGTTGCTACATCATCGACAGCGGCCGATCTTCCCTTCGGTTCGCCGTATCGCTCGAACCCGAGTACGACGAAGCGGCCGATGCAGAGATGGACGGGTTGGGTGAGAAATCCGCAATCGACATAGGGTTCTCGCACTGCTCTTCCCTCTCCGAGATTGGTAAGAAGTTTCAGGCTCTTCCGGAAGACGATCCACGCCGGAAATTCTGTCACCCAGAGGTTGGGATCGTGATAAACCTCGACGCAGTCACCCAACAGATTCGGGCCAAACTCGTCAGTATCGAGGCATCACAACAGACCTGAATGAGCCGGATTTCCGCCCGATGCCTGCGGCAATACAGGCGATGCGGGAAAGGTGTCAACAAGTGCATATAACCGGGGACCAACTGAAAGCGATTCTCAAGCAGCAACGCGAATCCGTTGAGCTCCGCAATCGCCATTCGCGACCGCTCACCCACTTCACCCCAGCACAGGCGTTGCGGCTCGTCCAGGCTGGCGCTTTCGTAGGGGTGGGCAACATGCGGCGCATCCGCTATATCCGGCCTGACGTTCCGGTTCCTGTAGGACACCGCGGCCGCTACTCCACCAGGCGCATTCGCAACGATGAAGGCGTGATTATCGCTCCCGATTTTCACTTGGAGCACAAGCCGCTCGTCTTCGATAGCTGAGTCCCATGTTGAAACTTTCGGCTTTCATACGCCGCTTCGCAGAGCGGGCGCGATTGGTGCGCTCGGCAGTGTGGGACGCGGCTGGCGCGGGAAACCGGCTGGCCAACTGGGGGCCGCCATCGACCGCTTTCGCTTCCACGCTCCCTGCCCCGCTGCTGAAGGAAAGGGCGCGCGACAGCTACAGAAACAACCCGTGGGCACGGCGGGCGGTGGATACGGTTGCGGTGGGCGCCATCGGCGCGGGCATCAAGCCGCAAGTGCGGCTGACTAACGCCGAACTGAAAGCGCGCATTCAGGCGACCTGGCTGCAGTGGACCGATGAAGCGGACTTTGGCGGTCGATTCGATTTCTACGGCTTCCAGCAGGCGGCACTGAAGGCCGCGATGATCGACGGCGAATCCCTGGTGCGCATGGTGATTGAGCCGGGCCGGCGGATCCCGCTCCAGCTACAGTTGCTCGCCAGCGAGTACTTGGACCCAACGCGCGTGGACGACCAAACGCTGAACGGGATTGAATATGACGCGGCCGGCCGGCGGCGGGCCTATTGGTTGTACAGGAAACATCCGGCGCTCGCGCCGAACATGGAATCGGTTAGGGTTCCCGCAGACCAGGTGATTCATCTGTACGCGCCCATTCAGCCGGGCATGGAGCGGGGCGTTTCTTGGTTGGCGCCCGCGCTTGTTCCGCTCCGCGAACTTCAGGAATTCACCGAGGCAGCTTTGGTCAAGGCGAAAATCGCCAGCTTGTTCAGCGGGTATGTTCAAACGCAAGAGGGCAGCAACCCACTGACCGCGGATAACGCGGTCCCCACGCTGGAGCCCGGCTCCATGGTTCGGCTGCAGCCGGGCGAAGAGGTCGAATTCAGCGAACCGCCCGACGCTGGCCCAACCTATGAACCGTTCGTCAGACAACAGCTTCGCGCGATCGCAAGCGCGCTTGGGATCCCTTACGAGTTGCTCGCGAACGATGTGAGCCAGGTGACCTTCGCTTCCGGTCGCCATGCTCTACTGGAATACCGGCGCCAACTGGAGAGCACCCAGCATCACCTGATGGTTTTCCAGCTTTGCCGGCCGGTTTGGGATACCTGGGTTCGATTCGCCATCGCGGCCGGCGCGCTACCGGGCCAGGCGGCCGACTACGGGGCCGTCCGCTGGATTGCGCCCCTGCCTGAGATGCTGGACGCGGGCGCCGAGGTCCGCGCAGCCGTCCAGAAGGTTCGGGCCGGCTTCATGTCACGGGCCGAGGCGGTGGCGCTTACTGGGCTGGACGTGGAAATGCTGGACGCGGAAATTGCAGCCGACAACGCGCGGGCGGATCGGCTCGGCAACGTGTACGACTCCGACGCGCGAAAGACAGCCGCGCAAGGCCAAAAACAACCGACGGCCCAGGGAGGGCCGGGCAATGTCTGAAATTCTCACAAGAGCGGCGACGTTCGCCCCGAACACCTTCGATGCCGAGAAGCGCACCGTGCAAGTCGTGTTCAGCACCGGCGCTGAGATGGCCCGGGCGGATTGGGAAGGCCCATACACCGAGTTGCTGAGCATGGATCGGGCGGCGGTCAACCTCTCCGAGCTGATTGGCGGGCCTGTCTTGGACAATCACGACCGCTTCAGCGGCGTGCGCGCCGTCCTGGGCGTGGTCGATGCGGCCAGTGTGGACGGAGAACGCGGCATGGCCGTTGTGCGGTTTTCCGAGAGGCCCGAGGTGGCCGGCGTGATGAAGGACGTCGCGACCGGCATCGTCCGGAACGTCTCCGCGGGCTACACCGTGCAGGAATGGAAGATCGAAAAGCGCGCGGATGGCACGCGCATCAAGACCGCTACGAAATGGACCCCGAAGGAAATCTCATTTACGGCGCTGGCGGGCGACCGCGGCGCGACAACGAGGAGCGACAATATGAACCCTGAACTGCAAGAACAAATCCGAAACGTTGCGAGCGCGGTAGGAGTGGCCACCAGCATCGCCGACGAC